CCCAAGCGCCGGTCAGCTCCATCGATAGCAGCTTGGCGATGTCGTCAGGCCGGTCGAGCGCGATGAACAGCACCTCGAGATCCAGCTCGCCCTCTTGCAAATGATGCGTCGGTGGTCCGGTGTCGACCCAGCGGCCCAACTGCGCCGGCACCCATTGATGCCAGCTCTTGATCGTGGTCGTGCGCAGCTCGGGATAAGTGTTTCGGATAACGGCCCATCGGGTTTTACGCTTGCCGTCAGCGCCGATCTTTTGCTCTTTGGCGCGGCGCAAAATTTCCATGATGCAGGCCGTCGACTTGCCAGATCCAAACGGACCCATCAAGCCGCGAAAGAATGCGTCGGACAGCATAAAAGCCCTGGCGACCGAGCCTGGCGGCCGATAGTTGATCTGCGTCGTCATTCCTCGCGCCCTTCGACCATCGTGGCGCAGTACAGCCAGCTGTCGGCGCGCAGCATGTCGGCAATGCGCTGGCGCTCGGCTGCTGCGACTAGGGCTGCAAACCGTTCAATCTCCGGCATGAAATCGCGGAAGATTCCCCAATCTTCGCCACCAGCCTCCCGCGCCATGTAAAGCACGTCATCTCGGGTCATTGCTGGCCCCGGCGTCGGATGATCTCTGCGATCTCGCTCGCGCCTCGCGCATCGGCAATCAGCGCGCAGATCTCGCGCTCATGTTCCATGGCCAGCATAGCAAACACGCGAAGGAACAGCGACTGCTCCGGTATGACCAATGCTTGCGCCATCTCGGTCCAGCGCTCGAGATATTCCTCGTCGATCATCGCCAATCGTCGTCCTTGGCCATCGCACACAAAGCCATAACCGCGACGCCGATACATGTGCCAAGCCACAAACACAGAAGGGCAAATCCAAATTCAGTCATCACGCAGCCTCCGGTTTTGCTTTGTCGGAAAGATCGATCGCGATCGCCAGGCCAACTGCCTTGCCGTCGCTTGTGACATCCAGCTTGTCGCCGTAGACCTTGGGCAAGACCTTGGACAGCAGCCATTTGCGGCTGTCGACACGCAAACGCTGATGCGCAACGCCAGCGCCATCGATCTTGCCCTCGCCCGTTATCGGCGGCAGCTCATCGCTAATTTCGAGCACTTCTTCAGCCCAACGCATGGCGCGAAGCCTTAGGGCTGCATCGTATTGCGGGAAAAATCCCCCGACATCATCCAAAGCCCAACGACGAACTGTGCTTTCATCCGGCATGTTGTTATCTTTGCAAATCGAGCGCAGGCTCTCGCCATCTGCGATTCGCTTGCATATTTCGTCACAAATCGCTTGCTGAAACACTGTAGGTCGCCCGCGTTTGCTCATGCGTATTCACCGAATAGATCTGGCCGTTTTGCTGCTGCTATCCGTAATTTGGCTCTGACACGCGCCAATGCCTCAGTGCGCCCATTCTTTTCCATCCAGCGAATGCCATTCGCCATATCGCGTTTGATTTCCCAAAGACGCTTTTGAAACGGATCAGCTTCGCGCGCCGCTGTAGTTTTGCGCGCATTTGCCGCAAGAGTTTCATAGGAGGCTTGGCCTGGTTGGTTGCCACCGCGAGCAACATTCAAAAGATCGCCGTGCTGCCGATACTGGGCAATCAATTCGCGTTCCGCTTCCTCCCAAACGCTTCGATCAATTATCCTTAAAACGTCCATGCGCGGGCTTTTGCCTTGTTTAACAAGCGACCTGATCCAAACGTAGACAGGTGTCGATCGGCGCTTTGCGTCACGCAAATGCGATTTGAACCTAGCATCGGCATTGTCTGCTTTCCCGATGTACCGAATTGCGCCGGTATCTGGATCGCGCAGGGCATATATGGTGACTTGGCTCATGTTCCGATCATAGCACCGATGATGAGATTATCGCAATGCCTTGCGCACCTTGCTTGCCTGGTGCAATTCGTTGCGCAATGCCCGTAACTTTTCGCCGATGTCCGGCGATTTCGCATGCGGCAGCAGCGCCAGGATTTGCTTGCCGCCGTTCTCGATTTTCCCTGGCAACAGTTTCAGCGCCTCGTTACCCAGCAGGCCACGCTCGACACCATCGCGGATCGCGACTTCCCTGCCGTGCGGATCCTGGCCCAGGCTGGCCCACCAACGGACCGGCACGCGGTTTTCGCGGTTACGCTGAACGATCCGCTCGTAGGCTTCCCTAAACGCCATGCGCGCGCCGACCTTGTCACCAGCATCATAGATCGCTTTGGCAGTAGCTGCCGCTTCTGCGATCTCGTCGTTCGTGACCACGGTGGTCGACTCGTCCATGCCAGCCAGCGCTTTTGCCCAGGCTTCGTCGCCGCTCGGCCGGCCATCAGATCCCTGCAGCCGCTCAAGGATGTCAGCCAGCGTCATTCGGTGCCGCAGCTCGCGCCGGCAGCGCGCTAGTGCAGCCAGCACCTGGTCCTCGGGGAAAGCTTCCAGCTCAAGCTCAATGACGCGCATGGCTGGTTTTGACAGCTCGGTGCCGGTCATCTCCGCGGCGACGGCAATTGCTTCCAGAATTTTCGCGCTCATGCCTCGCCCCTTTCGCGTTTGATTTCCTCCACGATGGCCAGCATCGAGCTGGTCCGATCCTGCTGGCGCGCCCTGGTCGAGGTCATCTGCAACCCTGTCGCCCATTCGGTGCGCAGCTTTGCAGCGTCCGACACCAGAAGCTCAAGTGGATGCAGCTTTGCAACGTAGAACTGGCCGTTATGCTGGACGTAATGCGCAGCAACCGCGGCCGCTTCGTTTGCAGGCATCAGCTGCGCAAACCGCTTGACCAGGCTGTTGACCTTGGCGTTTCGAATTGGCGCGACGCCGTAACGTGCCGCGTATGCGTCAGCATACGCAGACCAAATGCTGCGACACGACGTTTGAAATTCGGTGTCGACCGCTTGCAACGCTTTTGACTTACTCCTTTCCTTTCCATTCCTTTCCACTCCACTCCCTTCCGCAGGGTGGCGGTCGTCGATCTTTCGTCGAATAGTCAGCGAATGGTCGATGATTTCTCCGTCATTAATCGGTGGATATTTAAAACTTGGCTTCTCGATTTTTTGATGCTTCCAGCCCGTAATGTGCCAGAAATGCTTGGTTCCGACGGCATATTCGACCACAAGGCCGGCCACCATAAGCTCATCGATAAGCTCGGAAACGTCGTCCGGCGACAGATCGTCACCAGGGAAAATTTGCATCTTCAGGGTTTTGCTGCTGGCTGGTATGTTGCCGCCGTCATCGGCGAAATTCCACATCCCAATGAACAGTAGTCGAGCAGTCGGCGAACAGTCGACGACTTGTTCGCTTGTCCAAAATTCAGGCTTGATACTTCGAATGCGTGCCATAAAAACCTTTCGTTCCTAAAGGTTGCGTTCAAGATGAGAAACAGGGCAAGACGGTGAACGTGCCGTCGGTTCGGATGATCTGTCCTAGCCCCGCCAAAATTGTACCCTAAAACGGAATTTCGTCCTCGAATTCATCAGGCACCATCGCCTGCTGCCGCGGTGATTTTGCTTTGGCCGGTGCCGATTCTGCCGGCTGGCTTTCCTGCTCGACCCGGCCGCCGATAAACTCGACCTCATTGCAGCTGACCTGGATCCGAAAGCCAGTGCCGCCGTCGCGCTTGGTGTATTCGTCCTGGTTAATCCGGCCGACGATCGCCACCCGCTTGCCCTTGGTCAAATAACGCGACAGGTTTTCAGCCCGTTTGCCCCAAAGCGAGCAATCGATCCACATCGTTTTCGGCAGCAGTTTGGTGCCGACCTCGATTGCCAGCGGAAAGTTGGCCACCTGGTCGCCATTGTTCGCGTGCCGCAGCTCGGCGTCTCGGCCAATGTTGCCAGTGAAAAATCCCGTGTTCATCCCAGCTCCTTCTCAAAAATTCGCATCGTTACAAAACCACCAATGTCGTCGGCGATGCTAACCGACAACGGGTTGAATCTTCGATCGTCGATTTTCAGCGCGTCGGCCACCCCATCCAGGCCAGACTTCATCCTGGCCAGCAGGTTATCGTGGTCATAGACGCGCCTAGACGGCCTGTAGAACGTCAGCTCAACGCGCAGGTATCCTGACTCACCCAGCGCCGCTTTCGCAGCCAGCGTGGCCGCCCAGCACGCCTGGCGATACATCTTCTTGGCCCTGGCCAGCTGCGACCAATGCAAACGCGAATTCGGTGACAGCTCAGTCGGCGGCCACGGCAGCCTAATCTCAGTCATTGACGCCGACCAAAGATCACGTCGTGCGCCGTCAGATCGATGCCGCGCTCCCAGGCCAGCTCGAGCACACGGCGCTGGTGCATCGCCGGGATCCGGCCATTCAATCGCCAGCGACTGATTGCCGATGGATCCAGTGACAAAATTCTCGCGAGTTTTCTCACGCCACCGAATGATTCGACAGCAATGTCAACGGGTTGTTTTATTGATTCCATCCCATAATGATGAGCTTTTCTCATCATGTTGTCAACCTATACCGCGCTAGTGCTCTAGATCAAAACCAAACTCTAACTGTTGTTTTTCTACGACAAAAAATATGTGCGTTGACGCTTGACAACTCCAATGGAGTGTTGAGATAATCTCATTGTGGTTGAGCAATTCGATACACCAGTGAACTGACCAGGAGAATGACAATGGAACTGATCGTAAAAATCAAATCTGTCTACGGCATCGACAAGATCTATCCCGTCAACGACGCCGCCAAGATCATCGCCGAAATCGCCGGCACCACTACCCTGACCGAGCAGGCGATCAAGCTGGCCAAGCAGCTCGGCTACAGCATCACCGTGCAACAACCCGCAATCATCCTTTGAACTGACTAGGAGATTTGACAATGACCAATGACATCAAAATGTACGGCTGCGACATCGACGCTTTTATGGAGTCCGTCACCAACAGCATCACCTACAAATTGACGGGCGCAAACATGGTCGTCGCCGGACTAATGTCCGATGCCCAGGAGCTGCTGGCCCTCGGCGACAACGAGCGCGCACGCCAAACCTTAAACTGCGCCAAGGTGCTGCTGTTCCGCGTGATGGACGGCGAGCTTACCGGCACCCAGCCACGTTAAAAAGGAGATTTCACCATGACCACCGCCGCCATCGATAAGTGCATTTTCTGGCAGGAATACGTCCTGCGTAACAGCACCAACCCCGAGCAGAAGGCTCGCTGCCAAGCAGCGATCGAGCGGCTTAAACAAGAGCGAAATAAGATCGCCCCTACTGCTTGACATTTGTCAACGCTGTTGAGATAATCTCAACGTCGCCTTTAATTTTGAACTGACCAGGAGAAATGACCATGAAAAAATATCTGACCTGCGCCGAGACAGCCAAGTTGATCAGGCAAGCTCTCAAAGAAGCATTCCCAGGCGTAAAGTTTAGCGTCCGGTCCAGCACCTACAGCGGCGGCGCAAGCATCACTGTCGGCTGGACCGACGGCCCCACCAGCGACCAGGTCGACGGCATCGTGAAGGTTTTTGAAGGCAGCTACTTCGACGGCATGACCGACTACAAGGGCCTGAACTACAGCGCCATAAACGGCCAGGAAGTGCGGTTCGGCGCTGACTTCGTTTTCACCAACAGGAAATTCAGCCTGGCATTTTTGGCGGCCACCGCGCAATCGGTGTGCGAAGCGTACAAATTGCGGACGCAGCTTAAAGTGATCGATAACGGCTGGGGCGCTTACGTCGAGAACGCCGGCAGCATCATGGTGCCGAATGCCAACCAATACCTGGACCGGCTGATCTACCAGGCCGCGTCGGAATACAGCTTTGACGACGCAGCTGAAAGCCCGACGGCCGCCAGCGTCAGCTGCCTAGGCGACGACGGCTACGGCTACGGATCCACCGGCCGGATTGATGCTGTTACCGCTTGACACTTGTCAACGGCGTTGAGATAATCTCAATGCCGTTTAATAATTATCAGCGGTCACGGAACGGTGCGAGACGATCAGCCCACCAAGCGAAGCGATACCCCAATCCTGTGACGCCGGAACGCAACCGGCACCTTTTGAACTGACCGACAAGGAGACAAAATGCGGTACATTGTCATCGACGACGAAGGCTTCCCGCTCCGCAAATTCTGGACACGCGACGAAGCCATCGATTATGCGCAGCAGGACTATCAGATCATCGTGCTGCCCAAGCCCCCGGCCCCTACCTTTGACGAATTTTTCGCCGAGATCGGCGAGGCGAGGTGGTAATGAACACAGCCAAAATCGTGCCGTTCCCACTCAAGCGACCCGGCCCTTTCCGTTTTACGTTCACCGTAATACTTCCCGACGGCAAACGTATTTCCGGCAAATCTGATCACGACATTAGCGCCGTCCTGGTCGAGGAACTGCTGGAACAATACCCCGACGCGATCCGCGTCTCAGTAATCAAGGAGATCTAATGGACACAATAACAGACGAACAGCGCACCGCCGAATGGTTCCAGGCGCGTGTTGGCAAAGCCACCGCCAGCCGATTTAAGGACGTGATGGCCAAACTCAAGAACGGCAGCCCAGCCGCCGTGCGCACCAACTACCTGGTCGACATCGCCACCGAGCGCCTGACCAAATCGGCCACGCCGCATTTCACCAACAGCGCCATGCAGTGGGGCGTCACGCATGAGGCAGGCGGCCGCATATTGTACGAGCAGCGCCGCAAAGTGCAGGTCGAGGAAACCGGCTTTGTGCAGCACGACGAGCTGGACGCCGGCGCATCGCCCGACGGCTTGGTCGATTGGGATGGTTTGATCGAGATCAAATGCCCGTTCAATAGCGCCGTGCATGTGCTGACTTGGATGGAAGGCATGCCGCCCGATCACATGGCGCAGATCCAGGGCCAGCTCTGGATCACCAATCGCCAGTGGTGCGATTTCGTATCGTTCGACCCGCGCATGCCATCTGGCCTGCAGCTCTACGTCGAGCGCATCGAGCGCAACGACAGCTTTATCAATGGCTTGGAAACCGAGATCCGTAGTTTTCTCGCCGAGGTTGATGCGATGGTCGCAAAACTAATGGAGAAATCACAATGACATCGACAGCAATAATGACCGTGACCGACATCGAGCGCATGGCGATCGCGGTCGCAAAATCCAATCTGTTCGGCGTGCGCACGCCGGACCAGGCAATGGCGCTGATGCTGATCAGCCAAGCAGAAGGCATGCACCCAGCGATCGCCGCTCGCGATTATCACGTCATCAATGGCAAGCCTACGCTCAAGGCCGACGCCATGCTGGCGCGCTTCCAGGCTGCAGGCGGCACCGTCAAATGGTCCGAGTACACCGACACCGCGGTCAGCGCCGTTGTCTCGCATCCAGCTGGCGGCAGCGTCGAGATCACCTGGACGATCGCCATGGCCGAGAAAGCCGGCCTCACCAAAAACCCCACCTGGCGGCAGTATCCGCGCCAGATGCTGCGCGCTCGCGTGATCTCAGAAGGGATCCGCACCGTGTTCCCAGGCGTCGCTGTGGGCGTCTACACGCCAGAGGAAGCGGCCGACTTTGACAAACAGCCGCCGCCACCGGCCGGGATCTACCAGCCCCAAGCGCAGGCGCAGGCGCAGCAGATCGACATGGGCCAGGCCGAAGTGGTGGAGCAGACGCCAGACCAGGCCGAGGCCGAGGCGACCAGGCTGGCCGTGGCAATCGCCAAGGCAGCCACGATCGAGGATCTCGACGCGCTGCGGTCGGAGATCCGCGAATTGCCAGAAGATCTGCGCAAGATCGCCATGGCAAAGGCGCGCGCCCAGGCTGCCACTATTCGCGAGCATGAAGCGAATGAGCAAGCGGCCTAATGTCAAAACGCCGTTCGGCCCGACCCTACTCGACGGCCGACCCTACGTCTGCGCCGCCGATACAGACATTCGAAAGACTTTCGCTCGGCTCCGAAAAGAGCAGCGAAATGTATCGGCGGGAGTGCGAAGCGAGGACGGTCCTGCGGTGGCCCCTGGCAAAACGCCGGGAGCACATCGCAGCAGTGGAACAGAAGCGCGGCCCGACAGCAGCAGCAATGCTCAAGGCCGATCTCGAGCTACTCTGGAAATTATCAAGGGGAGAAAATGACTGACCGAGAACTGATGCAGATGGCGCTGGATGCGTTGACGTATCACTACAAAGGCAGGCCGGAAGATTACGAAGCCATTTACAACCTCCGCGCCCGACTTACGCAGCCTGAACGCGAATGGCAGGGGCTGACGGATGAGGAAATACGCAACGAAGCCAACCATCATGTATTTGATGAGTCGTTTTTTAATGGCGCAGTATGGGCAAGAGGGAAAA